CTGGCGTTATGGCGCAGAATTGACACTGGCCCCAAATTTATTAAGGTCGGCAACCGGATTTTATATCCGTTGGCCGAGGTTACAGCTTACGAAAATTCTTCTTTGCAATCTTGATCATGACTTTCAAGGCTAACGGCGCACTGTTTAAGCAAGGACCCGCTGAATTGCAAAAGCGGATGGGCGATCGCTATGACGCAAACAAAAATTACCCCGAATATGACGGAATGCTGAGCATTGCTGCGGATCAGGTTGAGCTACTGGTGCATTACCTGATGAACGCGGTGCCATCAGGCGATCGGCAGGAGGTGCCCGTTCGCATTAGCGGATGGCGCAAAACTGCCAACAGCGGTGTCCAGTATTTGAGCCTGCAGTTCCAGCCGGACCTCAAGGTGCTGCGCCAGATCCAGGATGCGTCAGTTACAACCCAGCAGGCGGCGCAGTCGCTGGCCCAAGCTACGGGCGGGGTTGTAGTTAGCGGTGATCTGTTCTAGCTCTAGGCGCGAGATCTCACCGATCGCTTGCCGTAGAAGCTTTTCCTGGTAACGGGACTGTTTCCATACGCTGGCGGCTAGGGCCCGCACTTGCTGATCGTCTTGGGCGTTTAGCAGGCTGCGGGCTTCTAGCTCTAGCTGGAGCAGCTGTTCTGGGGTGAATTCGACGATCATCCATTGACCAAATGCCATGAGAAAAGCGGTGCATTGCGTGTATAGGGTATTGCCCCCTGGCGCCATTGCTGCTATTGTTCAAGGGTCCAAGGCACTCAAGCCCATGCCCTCTCGCATCATTTGCTTTTTGCTTCCGGCCTTTATGGCTTTTGCCATTGTCTCAAGCTTTGGCACCCAACCCAACACCAACCCAGTTCCCGTCGCCTACCATGACTAATCGTTTTTACTTTCGGATACCAGAAGCCAACATCTATGAATGCATTTGCGCTGTAAGTTTTACTGAAGCCAAAGCGCAAGCATTTAAAGATTGGGCACCATTTTGGAACAAGATCGAATGGCTTACACCAACAACACACGCTGAGGTTAAATTGCCGTGAGTAACCAACATTCAATTACCCCACCGCCGGAGCTGGTGCAGCAGTGGCGAGAGCAGATGCCCGTTGGTATTTTTGATGGTTATAAGTACCCGGAGCGGGAAAAAACTCTGTGTTTAGTGGCCGCCCGCTGGGGTGCCGACCAGGAGCTGGAGGCGTGTTGTGCGCTGATAGATAACTGGGGGCTGGATGAAGCTGATCTCCGCGCCGCCCGCCGTCCCAAACCGCCGAGCTTGAAAGAGCAGGCTTTGACTGCGCTACACGCTGTTGCGACAGGAGCAAATGACACCCGTGAACAATACCAAGACCTTGACACCATCCGCGCCGCCCTAAAGGCATTGCCCAATGAGTAACCCCTCATGGCGCCAACTGGCAACCATTCCAGAATCTAAGCTCAAAGCGCAAATTCTAAATGCTTGTGGCATTGAGCCCGAGGTTGCTGGCGTGTGCCATATATTCCATGCAGGGGATATTCAGATCTACGCCAGCGATCCGCCAACTAGCAAGGACAAGATTTGGTTTACGTTATACCCAGCACCCGGCACTCGGTGTTTCAATTCTCCGCGTGAATTACTAAAAGCCATTAAATGGCCACCTGGCACACCAACTGGTGATGCTTTGCGTAAATGGCTAAATCACTATGGATGGAAACCAGCCAAATGAAACCAACATGCCCTAAATGCGGCGGTCGAATCCGAATGCTTAACACAGAACCCAACCGTGAAGGTTCTAGGTCTAGGCGCTATGGCTGCCAAGATTGTGGCCATAGATTTAGCACCATTGAGGTGCCGCTTGATTGGGTAGAAGAATTGCGCGATTTACGTCAATTGCGTTTGCAATTGCGTGGCCTTGTTGGCGGCAGTAAGGTTGCCCCAGTAGTTTCCTGCGATCAATGCGTTCATTGGTATAAAGACAGTTGCGGCCTTAGCATTCCCGAAGCTGGCGCAACATTTGCAACTGATTGTTCTTCTTTTGATCATGCCTGATTTTTCTTCTTTTTTATTTCAAAACGACGAACCAGTTTGCCCTAATCTGGGCGAAGGCATTAGTCGGCCGCGGCCACAAGATCAAGTTAAGCCTTACCGAATACTGGTAAAGATACCTGGATCATTGCCAATGAAAACAGCACTCAACGCACCATCACCTAGCGAGGCTTTACGTTATGCAAGCAACAGATGGCCAACAGCAGCATGGGAATTGCTCGATGACTAACACAACATTAAGCAGGATCCAGCGGATTTTGACCGATAGCGGCTTGTTTAAAGCTGGCCAGCAAGAAGAACGCCGTAGGATCCAATATCTAATCGATGCCAGGATTGACGAGCTTAGCCATGCTGGCCGTTATGGCTCCAGCAGATGCATTGAGCTGTTGCAGCTGCGGCAGGCAATAGAACCATGACGACTTGGGGCATTGATTCCGATTGCATGTTTTCAATGCCCGTATTCCGCCCATGGTGGATGGATGGCGTTAAACTCATGCACGGCCCACTTTTTCTAAATCCAACCAGCGCCGAAGATTATGGTAAATGCATGGCAACTGCAGCAGAGACGCGCCGATCTGATCGATCAACTTTATGATCGCAGCGGTCGCACCAATGGGTTATATACAGGACTATGGCAAGAGTTTGCGGCTGATGTAGCTGTCAATGCAAGGGATACACAATATGAAGATGTAATTCATGATATTGCAATTGCAATTGGCGCTACTGAAACAATTGATTTAGCAGTTGAAGCTGCGGCTGCATTAGAAGTTATTCGTTTGCATTTATTTGGAAAATGGATTTAATCAATGACCCACCCCATTACCGGCAAGGGGAAATTGAATGCATCGATGCAATTAGGTCGGCATTAACGCCGGAAGAATTTGCAGGGTTTTGCAAGGGCAATGCGTTTAAATACCTATGGCGCGAAAAGCATAAGGGCGGCCCTGAGTCGCTTGGCAAGGCGGCTTGGTACCTAGACCAATTGCAGTCTTAACCTGTGCAAGCCAAACTAAGGCGGTCGTAATTTTCCCATGATCGCACTACACGGTGGCCGCCTGCTGCTGGAACGCTATGAGCTGACCAGCAATTGGCAATGCCGAATAAGACTAGGCCCAAATAAAGCGCAACAGATGCGACAGGACTTGGAAACGATGAGCTTACGCTTGGCCGTCATCAAAGCTCAAAGTGTTTACCATGAGTTTCGCACTGGCAAACCAGACGACGACAAAAGGAAATGCTGGGAATGCATCCATTGGTTACCAAGCGCAAACAACTGCGATTTCGGTTTTCCCGAGGCTTGTCATACTAGTGGAAGATTTGCCCGCAGATGTGAACTGTTTCACTTCCATTCTGACCCGATACAAGGTGACTAATGATTGCTACGTTGAGCAGTTAGAAAATGAACGCGGTGAAATGTACTACAGAGCCTGCCGCAATGGTGTGTGCAGGTATTGCGAAGATTTATGGATGGCGCAAATGTACGCCGAATCTATGTCAGATCGCGGGTAATCCAGTTGTGTAATCGGATTTCACGGGTCAGACAATAAAATGTCTGGCTGCGATACCAAGCAAAAACATCATGCGATGACTTCATGCTGTTGCAATGCAAGCAACAAGCTACCAAATTGGTTTCAACGGTTTCACCGCCTAGGCTGCGGGGTTTGACGTGATCAAGCGTTGCGTTCTTGCCTAATGGCTCATCACAATAAGCGCAGCAATTATCCCATGCCCTTAGAATGCGTTGCCGGTAGCGTGATTTGCTGGTTTTCTTGGGGACCAGTTCAGAGCCATCAATTTGATGATCCATTGGTAGGAAAACAAAAAACTTCTACCTCTAAATCCATCAAATCATTGTCTGGAATATATTCTGAAATACGCGAATATAAATCAGCCGGAAGTTCTTCCGGCTCTCGATCACTATCTAAAATAAATTTGGCAGAGACTTCGACCAGATAACGATCCATCAACCCGCCGTCGTTATCTCTAGCGTAACGGATTGCTACGCTAAACCTGTCCATCCCCTTGACCCATGGCCTACTACCTGATCACTGGTGAAGACGTACTGATCGGCCCTTTTGCCGGTCACCTAGAAGCCCAGCAATGGGCCGAGGCCCATGCGCTTGATGATTACGACATGGAGCAGGACGAGGCGCTTGCTGACTAGCCCAGGCTTGATTGGACGTGTGGCTGGCTGTTGTAACGGCCAGTCACCGCATAATTGCGTGTTGGCTTGGCTGCCAGCATATGGAACACCATTTGGCCAATCTTTAGCCCTGGGTACAGGGGCAGCGGGTGGAACCTGCGGGCGTTCTGTAGCTCTAGTGTCAGCTTGCTGCCATGCCAGCCTGGATCGCAGTAGCCAGCCAGCATATGGCTGTACCCTTGGCGGGCGCGGCTTGACTTGAGGACAAATTGAGCCCCAATGTCGTCGGACAGGTTGAAAATTTCCTGGGTTTCAGCCAAGACAAATTCACCGGGCATCAGCAAAAATGGATCTTCGGCCGTTGCGCTGGCAATGCTGTGGATTCGCAGGCCGGTGTGTTCCTGTTCCTCTAGCATCAAACGATCGCCAAGTCTTACATCAAGACTTGCTGGATTTAACAGTTCTTCATCGTATGGCAGCACCATGCCGTGTTCACGGCACATATGGCGGATTTCAAAATCAGGAAGGATCACAGGCGTTTAGTAGTCCCACCGAATCTTACGACGGCCAAGGCGTATTCCAAGGTGAACAAAGCCTTTAGGCGCACCATAGCCAAGCGAATAAAGCCAAGTACGATCGCACCAATTTTGCAGCTGATATACATCAACACCATCAATATAAAAATCAACCGCTCCAGTGTCTGTTGCATCGTACAAATGCTCTGATTGACTTGCGCCACCAACGGCAGCATTGATCGCAGGCGGACGGTAACCGGATGTAATGATCAGCGGTTTGCCGCCAAATGCAGCACGGGCTTTTTCCATGAATTGCGCTAATTCCAGCGCTGTATCGCATTGATGCTGCTTAACAAAACGACGAGCATTTTCATTTAATGCAAATTCGCCATAGGTAATATTGGGCGTAACTTTAAAAGCAAACGAACTAGCTGGCGTAAATTTGCCTGTTTCTTGCTTGCGATTGCGTTTCCATAGTTCGCCTTCCGCTTTACGCCGGCGCTTTAGACCGGCCTCAACATTGCTGCCGGGGTTGCGGTAAAGCATCATCGCGTCTGGGACCTGATCCCAAAGCCTATGGTGCAACGTGTGGCTGATCGTTTCAAACCCACTGGCACCATAGAAACCGGCGCCTAGGTTGTAAGCAAAGCTAATCAGCGCACAACGTTGGTTTGAAGTCATTTCCCCCCAGTGGGGGATGGTGCTCGATACATGATCAGCAAATTCACGCACTTCAGCCTCAAGCAACTGATCCGCCTTGGTTTGGGTGATTGTCAAATCATGCGGCACCGGTTTGCCATTGATTCTGGTGGTGCCATAGCCAATAGTCCATGGATCGCCGCCAGATAATGGGTCAGGATAGGCCTTGAGCTGACACCCTTCAAATTCCTTGATCAGCTGAAGCGCTTGACTTAAATCTTCCTGTTTTCCTCCAGCCTGCCAAGTTTGATACCAATCCGCGTTACGGGTCAGCAATGCTGCTGGCATTGCATCTTGAAGCTGCTTAATTGCAGCATCTTGATGCGGCAAGCCACGATAAAAACGGAAAAAATCCCGGAGTTCCATATCAACGACGGGGGAAAGCAAGCCG